AACAGCGCCTCAACGACGATTCCGCCTTCGCGACCGGAATCGGCACGCCCCTGGGCGAACTGTTCATCGCCACACCGCGCTGCGTGTGCATGCTCACACAGAAGGTGCTTCTCGCCGAACGCCAGGTATCGGCCATGTGGAAAAGCATCCCAGGAGTCATGCGGTGGAACTACATCCACCACGCCATATCCGAGGAGCTGCTCGCCACAAACGAGATGGAAGGCGTCAGGTCGACACGGAAGGAGACGGAAGCGGCCGTGGCCGCCGCCCGGCAGGCCAAGATCGACGGCGATATGGAGAAGGCTCGGTTCGGCGAGTTCGCGAAACTGTATCTCAACCTCACCGACCGCGACGTCGAACTGCCCAAGACCCTTGAGGACATCAGGGACATCTATGACAAAATCGCACTCGACGAGATCGAAGACAAGGACAGGCCAGACGGGGAACTGTTCCGGAAAGGCGACGTGGAGGTGCATGGACCACACGGCACTGTCATCCATAGCGGCGTCAGCGGCGAGGCTCGGATATCGGCACTGCTGGCGCAGATGATAGACCTCGCCCGTTCGGATACCATACCGTTCCTGCAGAGGGCCATCGCCAGCCACTTCCTATTCGAATACATCCACCCGTTCTACGACGGAAACGGCAGAACCGGCAGGTATCTGCTCGCGCTCTATCTCAGCCATGACCTCACGCTGCCCACCGTGCTGTCCCTCTCCAAGACAATCGCGGCGAACAAGAACGAATACTACAAGGCCTTCACAGAGGCCGAGGACAAGCTCAACCGCGGGGAACTCACGTTCTTCGTATACACCATCCTCGGATTCATCGAACGCGCGCAGAAGTCCTTGATCGAGGAACTCGGCATCAAGATCGACCAGCTCGGCAAGGCGACCGACCTGCGCGACGAACTGCGGAATGAACATGCGATATCCGAGAACGCGACGCTGCTTCTTTACGCGGTCATGCAGGAGGAGCTGTTTGACACCACCAAGTCCATGACGCTCGAAGACGCCGAAGCCGACCTCAGACTGACGAAGCAGACAGTCCGCAAATACGTGGATGAACTTGCGAGCGCGGGTCTCATCGAATTCGTCGGAAGACGCCCGATCAAGTTCAGGGCCTCCGAAGCGTTGCGTGCGCGTATGGGTGTGGGCGCCATACCTATGAAAGAGGATTTTTAAAATCGAAACGATTTCAGGTTTGATCGAGCATGCGGAATCCATGGGTCTGTCGGTCATGTCGCGTGACCTTCCACGCGACATATGCGGCCTGTACGACGACCGGCATGGACTCATCCTATTGGCCGATTGGCTCAACCAGCGCCAACGTCGCTGCACATTGTGCCACGAGCTCATCCACGCCAGACACCACGACCCCGGCTGCGGCAGCCGGTATGGGCTGAAGTGCGAGCGCCGTTGCCGTAGGGAGACCGCGTTGGCGTTGATCAGTCCGGTGAACTATGGCATGGTGGAGCAGGTGTACGAGGGCAATACGTGGATGATGGCCGTGGAGCTCGGCGTCACCATCCAGGTACTGACGGACTATCGGCAGCTGCTCCACGATTCCGGCGTGTGCGTGCAGTGAAGCGTAGACTATTGTCTGACCGTTTTTGAAGGGAGAAAAAGGTTATGTTCGACTCCGGAGAAAGTTTCTTGTTCATACTCGTCGTGGCGGTTTTCGCATGTATGATCGAGTATTTCGTCATCAAATGGGCCGTCAAGGACGGCATCAAAGAATCTGGGATCCTCGCCGCCATCGACCACACGCATAATGCGGATACTGGAGTCGAAAATCACGATTCCGTCAAAACCGAATCCGACGAGACCAGCCACACCGCGTGACGACGCCGTTCCGGAAAAGTCCCCGCGACAAGATTGCGAGGTATTTCATATGCCTGAAAGAGAAGAGCACGACATATGTTTATAATCATCATCATACTGGGAGTGTTGATTGCCTATGTCTGCATCACGGTAGCCGAGAAGGCGGACGCTCCCTCAACCCAAGTCGACGACGACACGGAAACAATCGATGACATCAACGCCGATGGTCTAACGCCCGTGCGCATGCCACCCGTTGGAAGAACCTCAATCGTCGGAGAGCGTTACCGTCAGTCATCAATCAGAAATGCCATCAGCGGGCATGAACGCGAAATCTCTCCGATGGGAGAATGGGATAACACGCTTATGCTCACCGCAGCGATATTAAGGGAGCCGAATAACCAGTACGACAGGAATGCGGTTTCGGTGTCCATCAATGGCATCCTCGTTGGCTACATCGCAAAAGAGGAAACCCGCCTATGGCAGCCTTGGATGAAGCTGATGGAAAGGAACCTCAGATATCCGACATGCGATGCCGCGGTGTATCACAAGAATGGCGGAGGTTACGAAATCATCCTGCACTGCTCCCCTACGACGCCGTCCGCTGCGAACGACTGTCCCACCGGCTATGTCTGTCTGGACGCGGAGCATCAGGTCTCAGTTCTGGGAGAGGAACTCCATCAGGACCAGCTCGGAATATACGGCGTCGACACATTCGTATGGGTCACATTGGAAAAAGGCGAGATCCCAAAGGGCAAATACAAAGGGAGCCCCACATACTGGGCTTCGCTGGACGGCATTGAAATCGGATACATAACCGCGACCCAATACGAAAAATACAAGACGCGGCTGGGAATATCCCCATCCTGTTGCATCGCATTCATCTCACAGGGACCCAAGAAGCTCGAACTCTCGCTAATGCTCCCAAAGGCCTGATATCACAGCGTTCTCATCACCCAATAGATATAGCCAACCCCCGGCCGCCCGCATACCGCGAGCGCCGAAGTCTGATTATGTGAGCGCCTTATACGCGGTGGCGCCGATGAACGCCAGGACTCCCAATACACATAGCCATTGGACTATCTGGTCGCTTACCCATGAATACCAGAACACGCGTCTGTGTCTTGCCGCGAGGACGTTGGGGCGTTGCCATTCCGGATAATTTCCGTATAGCATGTTCGAGATTCTGACGAATAGATGGAGGAACGGATGCCAGCCAGCGGCTTTGAGCAGCATGTTCATATTCATGTCTTTAGATTCGGGCTGAGAAGAAGATTCCAGCCCTAGATCATCTGGCAATTTCTCGATCTGTGAATCGTCGTCCTTCGGAGGCAGATCAGATGGCTGCGCAAAATCGTCTTCCATGGACGGGATATCGTCGGCATCCGACGCTTCAGTCCATCCGAAATAGTCCTCTTCCTCCGTCACAGCGCAAGAATCTTTCGTCTATACGCTACAGAGTCCACAGATACATGAAATGTCTTTGCTATGGATATGTTGCTGTCTCCGGCCTTCGTCATTCTTCGCAGTTCGGGTTCCGGCATGAGAAGCGCGCCGGCGAATTCGTTGGCGATCACTTCGAAGAGATTGCCACGTCCGGCATCACTGCGTTTGTCCGTGTATCCTTTACCGACGGGTATTGCCTTGACATAATCTGAAAGCCGCTCGTCAGACGTGGTGTGCGTCATGTAATGGCCAAGCTCATGCGCGGCGCTGAAACGCATTCTGTTTAGCGGCTGGTCCTTGTCGAGGTACATGGTGACGTTGTTGTCGCCGCCGACAAGCATCCCCCATGTATCCGTCCCGAGTTGTGAGCTGTACACCTCTATGCCGGCACGCCGCGCGATCGCCACTGGATCCACCGGATAGGAACCGGACGGCCAGTAGTTCTCCAATGTGTCCCTTGCGAGATCGCGCGCAATCTGCCTTGCCTCGCCATATGTCATGGACTTCATCGCGCGCCTCCCTGTTTTAGTTTTCAATCTACCGATGCGTCGGTAGCGTCGTCAACGTTTCTTCACAATCTGGATAATCCTGACACATTTCGGTGATTTCGGTAATCGTCAGGAAACCGAATAAGTTCAAAGACCCGACCGCCAGCATATTGCGAGCGCCGGGGCCTGGGCTTTTGGGTTTTCAGAACATGGATTGCCGCGTCTGTCTTAGCGGCTGTCTTTTCCCGGTTCGCGTCCGTCGTGTTTCTCCTTGTCCCGGCTGCTTCTTGACGCGATCGGCTCGAACAGGCTTGCGATTATGGACACCACGGGAACGGCCAGGAATCCGAACGACCATGGTTTTGACGTGGCGAGGAACGAGATGAAGCTCATCGCCAAGGCGGCCGCGAACAGGATGACGCTGGACCACATGCCTTTGCGGCTCTGCTCTATCTCCGCTTCGACGAGCCGGTTCTGCCGGTTTGATTCGTCGACGGTGAAGGCGTCGTTCCATCTGCACATGCGTTCCTGGACGTCAGCTGGATACGCGTTGAAATCGGCCGGTCTCGGAAGCATGCCGGAGTATGATTCCGAGACCCCGGACTGGATCAGGACGGACAGTGCGCGCATTAGTTCCTCGCCGTTCGGGGATGTTATCTCGCCTTGTCCTTCTCCACTTTCACCCGGCCGATCATTGACGTCACGAGACGGCTTCTCGTCTGCCGGGACAGGTTTGCCTGCGCGTGCCGCATCGACTCCATGCGGCAATTCTCCAGTTGGCGCGTCCCGCTCAATCCTGGAACCGTCATTATTCTCATCATCGTCTTCATGCTCATCGTCCACGGCACCTCCTTGCTTCGGTTTTCCAATCTACCGGCGGATGGCCGGCGTCGTCAACGTTTCTTCACAATCTGGATAATCCTGACACATTCCGGTGATTTCGGTAATCATCAGGAAAACCGAATAAATTCAAAGCTCCGGCACCCACATATTGTGGGCGCCGGAGCTCGATTTAGACCAATCCCTCGAATCCGACCCTCACGTAACGATGGTACTCCACGGCTTCAGGATCAGGGCCCGTGTCTTCGAAGCCGTTACGTTCGAAGAGTCTGATACTCTCGCTGTTCCGTGGATCGATTCTCACGCCAACATAGGGCCTGCGGCCGGTCTTCGCGTGATCGTCTCGACAGATGCGGAGTGCGTGCTTGAGGGTGAAGTCTCCGAAATAGCAACCTTTCGCATCCAAGGATCTCGCGATGTATCCGATGATGTACATGCCATTGTTGTCTTTTTTGGTGCCGTTTTCAATTCCGAACCACACGAAGGAGCGAATCCTGTCGTTTCCTTTGCCGTCCGGTTGGACGCAGATATGCGCCCATTGGCTGCGTGGATTCGATGGCTTGCGGAAGTCTCTGATCGCCGATTGGACTTCGAGCTGCCAGACCGGATAGAGCTTGTTGTGTCTGGCTTCGTATCCTTCGATATATGTGTGCCTAGCATCAGAAACGCCGTCCTTAGGGACGGCGCATTCAAATTGGTGGAGACGACTGTAGTAGTCGTGCGAAACCTCACACCATCTGAAGTCTCTGTCTGTGGTCATACTTCTCCTCGACCATCTTCATGAACTCATCATCGAAAGAACGGCCGAGGCTCTCCCAGTACTGTTCCTGGCTGTTCGCGGCGCGCTCACTTTCAGGCGCAGACGGACGTGTCTTCTTTTCATCCATGGGTGCCTTCTTCCTGTTGTTTTACGTCAAGATTACATCATGCATGGATTTTTTTCGAGCTTTCATGAAATCTCGACATGTTCCAGTCATTTCGGTAATCACTGTCATTGTGTTTGACTTGTGTTACTTTATTAATTACACTAATGTGGTTTTTTGAGAAAGGAACGGAGAATGACCAAATACCTAAGCGTCACTGACGTAGCCCACCGCCTCGGCATCAGCCCCGCCGCTGTCAGTGCCTACAAGCTCCCCCAACCCGACGCCACCATCGGCCGCACACGCGGCTGGCTGCCCGAAACCATCGACCGATGGAACGCCAACAGGCCCGGCAGAGGCGTCGGCGGCGGTAGACCTCGGAAGAAGACAGAAAATGGCGACCGTTGACGCATACGACACCAAAAACGGACGCCGCTGGCGCGTCATCTACCGCAAACCAGACGGGGCACAGACCAGCCGCCGCGGCTTCCAGCGCAAACGCGACGCCCGGGAATGGCTCGCTGGACACGTCACCATCGCTAAGGCAACCGGAACATTCATCGACCCGCAGGCCGGCAGGGTCACGGTCGGCGGTCTATGGCCGGCATGGATCGCGAAGAAACGCGGGTCCCCCAA